GGTGCAACTACTTCAGTAGTAGGAGCAACGGTTTGTGATTCACCTAATTGAGCCATTTGTTGTACGCTCGGAGAGTTATCAATTCCCAAAACTTTATTCAACTTAGCTTTCAATTCATCATATGATTTATAATTGGCAGGGTCTTGTAACTCAGCGAGTGCATGAACCTGATTATAAATTTCTTCGCGATGTGAATCATCATTAAAGACGTCGTTCTTGGTGAACTCAGACTTATCATAATTACGATATCCTTCGACTTGGCGGATTTTGATCTTAAAAGTAGTATCTTCCCAAAGATCGTATGGGTTAACCGGCTTTTCGTCTTGGAAAGATGGTTGCATAATATCCATAACCTTATCAAAGATTTTTTTACCAAACATATAAAGGAATACTTTACCTTCGTTAGCTGGATTATCTGGATCAGATACGATCATAACATTAGAGACATAATGAAGGCGACGTTTACGATCACGAGCGATTGCCTTATCTGACTCGATACCTGAATTCCAAAGAAGGCCATTAGACTCTGATACAGGATCGTCTTGACCAATACTAGTTAAAGATTTTTCGATGTACCATTGACCGTTTGGACCTTTGAATCCATGATCCCAATAACGAACCCATGGAAGATCTTCACCGTCCACTTGAGGCAAGAAACGAATTTCAGCATAACCATTACCAGCTTTATCAACTGTTGGTTTCCAATACCGCTCATCAGCTTTGTATTTATTTGCCGGAGCATTTACCTTATTGGCTTCGTCCACCAATTTAGCGATGTTGTTCCGGTTTTTTCTTAGATTGTCGAATGACATATTTTTTTATTCCTTAGTATTATTGACATTGTATAACATTGTGTTACAGTGTATATACCAACAGCAATTGCACTGTTGATAGTTCTATTATATATCATTATGATACGTTTGTAAATAGATTTATTATATTTATTTTCCTTCTAGTCAAAGTCCAAAGTTGATTCTTTGGGCAGGTAATTTAAATTCATAGCTTCAACTTCAATCTTTTCCTTTACAACAGGCGATAGAAATTTAGATATGTCTTCAATTTCGATTTTGTTTTCCTCGCATATATCAACAATCGCGTCGATGTATGTGAGTCTTTTTTCAAGAACTGTATGTTGAATAAGCTTTGTTAATTTAGCTTTTGTTAATGGTATCATTTAAAAACCCTAATTAATATAGTATCGTTATTAATTCTACCATTTGGTACACTTTGTTTGGTCGTTAATGTCTTCCAAATTGAATTAATACGAGATACAGATTTAGATTGAATGTCCGGTAATATATCTTCGGGCTTACGAAGTCTAATAGACCTTGACGATGAATTGAGATTTTGTAGTGTAGTACCTTTCATTTCAAAACCTTTTGGTGAACTCGTAAGATACTCGGTTAACATACGATTCTTAGTATTGAACGTATACAATTGACTTGCGCCAATAATCGATAAAGGATTAATACTTTCAATTTTGTATTCAACCGATTCTTTGGCATACTTAATTTTTGCCACTTGTCTGTCCGCAGTCATAATAGTCGGAGCTTTAGTTTTACGAGTAGCTTTTTTGTTTAACATATACCTTTTGATATCGTCACGAATTTCGATCAAGAATGCTAATAGAACCTTTTGTCTTTTAGGTTTCATAAATTTATATGACTCAGTCAATTGATCATCTTTCTTAGTCAGAAGAAGTTCAATCTCTTCAGTCAACTTTTCGATATGATCAAAGCTTGCCTTAGCGGTATTGTATGCAGTACCTTCTTTTTGGAACTTAGAATAGATATTTAGTTCATCAAAAGCGGTTAACGCATTATTTACTTTATGGTTTGATACATGATCATCAATAACATCATCGATGTTTGCTAGCATATCGCCAGTCTTGACTTTAAGTATTTCCATAGGTGAACGACTTTTAGGAGCTGAGTCATCAACTGAAGCTGCTTTTTCAGCAATTCTTTTATTGCCTTCAATCATTAGATCATTGATATAATTATCAATCACTAGCTCAGGTCTCCAACTATCAGGAAATTCTAATCCAGCATTTTTCCAGCCAATAGTTGCAGCAATATGAGTGTAAAGATAAAATTGCCAATCAGATGCGGCAAACATTATTTTTACTTCATCTTTAGAGTATTCCTTACGAATATAATTACGTATCAAACCCGCAATATCTTTTTTATCGACTTCAGTTCGAATGTAACTTTTATAGTACATAAAGCCATGATCAAACTTAGCGCCAGCCAAGCCTGTTTTAATTCTTGATTTAATTTTCTTTTTACGTTTAGCCATTATGCGTTTTCTCCTGCTGCTGCATCGAATATATCAATTGACCAATCAATCACAGACTCTACTCTGAAAGATCTCCAACCTTGAGCTTGAACATCGAAACACTTAACGATATCTAAGTTTGCTTCTTTAGATTTTGCTTTAGCAATTCCACCATCTGAATCGATATTCATGATACTCGGATCTAAAGTACAAAACATTTTTCGTACTGAGCCATCAACTTTATTGAAGTTAACTTCACAAACATTTTCACTTAATGCTTGTACCATATCTTCGCGTAATGCGAGGCATGCGCGGTGCGATGCGTTCGCCATTTCTTCTAATTCTTCTGTTTTATTCATAATGTATTCCTTTTATTTTTAAAGTAATCTTTGAGGTTAACGTAAATGTCTCTTAAACCCCAACCACACGTAAACGTAAGAAGGCCAAGAATCAAGAATTGAGATATTGAATATAATAATTCTAACATTATTTACAACTCCTTCTGAGACGACCAACATCTTTGTCATCATAATCACCGTTATAATACCAATTACGAGTCGCCATGCAATCTAGCATTTTAGTTTCACATTTTTCTGCGAACTCACAGCCTGTATCGCATGGAATATCACGAACAAATTCAACGCCTTCGTAAAGTGTTGAGATTGCTCTATCGTCTTGGAAGTCCGCATCGTGCCAAACTGTTATTTCGTTTCTTGAACCATTCATATATTATATTCTTTCATTGTTGTTGTTTTGATAGGTCTATTATATCATACTTTTGTATGATTGTAAACAAAAAAATGCACTGCAAATGCATTTTATTTACAGCTGTTACATTTATGTTACACATCATTCATCTCCTTCATTATCACACCGAGGCGCTTTACGATCAAGCAACGCCTTTAGTTTTTCATTTGGCTTAGGAGGATTTTCCATTACCTCGACAAATTTCTTACTGTCCTCGACATTAAGAATAATTTTATTCTTACCTTTTACTCTAAGCATATCTTACACTCCTCTTTTTGCTCTCATCATAGTCATTTTGTTATAAGACTCTAGCCATGCAGTAGGCGTTTTAATACTCATCGGTATTTTTATTTTAAGACCAGCATCTTTAAAATTATTTTTCAAAGTTTTAGCGAAGGTTGGACTAATAAATCTTGAAGCAAGTATTAGTACATCACGACGAAATCCTATATTGTGATGCATGTTACCACATAAATGTGCAAGCTCGTGTAATATAGTATAAGGACAATTGCTTTCTTTTAAAACGATTTTTCCGTTATAAGTAGCTAAACCTGCCCACTTCATTTTTTGGTTCAATTCCATTTTAGGTTTGATATGAGACCAATCTGAACAACCTTCTTTGTTATCACATAAAGCTTTCCAAGTTTTAGACTTAATAACTTTTTTAAGAAACTTTTCAGAAGCTTTCCAATCAAGCTTAGTGAGTTCAAAATCAGCAACAGTTTGATTTTCAATATCGTAAAGTTTATTTACTTTAGAATCGCGCTCAGAAGTTTTACCATGGGATATGACGCGCTTCTTTTTAGAAACATATTCTGAGTATTTACCAGCAAGATATCTTTCCATATATTTCTGAGCATCTTTGTAAACTGCCATTTCTTCTGAAGAACCGATGAATATCATATTTAAGCCTTTTTGTTGTTTTGATAGGTCTATTATATACTATTCTCCGAGAATGTAAACGGTTAATTTCACTTCAAGTGCATTTTATTTACAGCTGTAACATAAATGTAACAGTATTCATATAGTTAATATATTAGCTACTGTGTACAAAAACCATACCTTGTAGCTAATATATTAACTATTTTATCAGGTTTTCTATTTACTTTTGCTGATATATAGATTATAATAGTATTATAGATAATCATACAAACGAGTAATAAACAAATGCCGGCATATAAATTTCAAGAAGATGATCTAATATCTGAACTATCAGAATACGTCGAAGATACCTATTCTGAACATTATTCTAAATCAAAATACCAAGCAACTGAATTTATTATTGACGGTGGTCATGGTATCGGTTTTACGATTGGTAACGTTTTAAAGTATGCTCAGCGTTATGGCAAAAAAGGTAATAGCGATGATGCTCGTAAAGACTTGTTAAAAGTATTGCATTACGGTCTATTAGCTCTACACGTACACGATAAAAAAAGCTAATGGATTATAAAGAACTTTTAAATAAAGTAGCACATAAAGAATTTGTTCAAGACAGAAATGACTTTATGACAAGCTTCAGAGCTAATCAACTTGCAAGCAAAGAAATGTTAGTCAATGCTATATGTGATTCAGTCAAAGCCGAAGAACTTGAACATGTAGCTGTTCTTGGTTCTTGGAATAG